CTAAACCCAGAGAAAGCAAGCGGACAAGACGTACGAGTACTACTAACATACACAGGAGAATACAGCGACAGGGTAGAGAACGAACACAAAATACACCCGGACTTGCAACAAGCCCTAGACAAAATAGGCAAAGCCCTAGACTAACACCATGAAAGAATACGACCGAGAAAAAAAGCAATGGGTAGAGAAAGAGGACATAGTAAAAAAGCTAAAGAAAAGAAAACTATGTAAGGGAGGTAAAGAACACGAATACATACTAACGCTACCACCATATATAAAAGCTAAAACTAGTATACTGGGGATAAATATAGCCCCGGACTTTTATAGAATAGAAAAAGAAACAGAGGAGATACTACAAGAGAAGTATAAAGAAATGGAAGCGATAGGAATACATAGGAGTACAGGGAGTATATACACCAGAAGCGGAAAGCATTATATATGTAAGACATGCCTAAAAAATACCTACAAGTTTAATAAGGACGAATAAAAAACATGGAAAAACCACAGGCGATAAACGAATATAGGGCGGGGCTAAGAGTGTTATTTTTAATACGCCGGAGCAAAGAGGGAGGCGGAACGAATAACGACAAAATAAAAAAGTACGTAGTAAACGGAGAGGACGAATATAACGAGAGGCTAGAAACACTAGAAAGAGAAAGAAAGGATCTACTAGAAAAAGGTATAGTAACCAGAATATACGCAAGCCTAAACAGGAGGGATATAAACAAAGCGATAAGAGAGTTTAAGCGACAGCAACTAGAAGCCGACTACTACGACGAGGAAAATAAAAACAGGTTCTACCTAGACGTAAAAAATAAATGGATAAGCGCACTAATGAAACCGAGTAGCCGAGCCGATAACTTATTTTTAATAGATATAGATATAGAAAAAGTAAGTACAAAAGTAATAGAAACGCTAGAGGCAATAAACGCAGAAACGAAACTAACATATAAAACAAAAAATGGTTGGCATATAATAACGACACCTTTTAACCCAGCAGAGCTAAACGGGATAGACGGGGTAGAAGTAAAAAAGGACGCACTAATGCTAGTAAGTTATTAACATAGGCAAGGTATAGAATACACGATATAATAAAAGGACATTAAAAACCATAGCTAAATAAAAACATGGAAAACAAAACAGAGGTACACAGCAAAGAGGAAATACAAAACATAGTAGGCTACGAAGCACAGTACGACCTAGACAATAAAAAGGAATACGACAAGGCAATAGAAGCAGCTAAACTACTACTAAGCAGTAAGAAAAAAGGCTTTAAAAAAGCAAAGGGCGGAGAGCTACAAAAAGCTAAGGAAACTATAGAAGCATATAGAAAAGATAAAAGCCTAGCATACCTAGGAGCGCATACAGAAAAATGCAGATACTACGGCATGGAAATAAAGGCGTATTTCGATAAAGAGTTTTTTGAACAGAACGGACTAATAAAACCTACCATAACCCTAGCCGACTTTAACCCAAACAAAGAAGTACCAAAAATGAAACCATGGAGCGAGGCACTAGAGGAGAACCTAGCAACTAGAATAAACTGTAATCACGAACTAAACGACGAGGAAACAGTATGTAAACATTGCCAGCTAAACCCAGAAAACTGGGGAGAGAATAACGAGGGCGTAAGTAACGAATACAACGACAAACAAAGAGAGAAAATAGAAATACAGAAAGGACACGAAACAAACTGCGGAAAGGGAGAACACCAACTAAACGACGAGGCAATAAAAGACGATAAAGCACCGCTACAGTTTTGCGTATATTGTAGACTACCAAAAGAAAAATGGGTAAAAGAAAATAAAACAACAGAATAATAAAAAACATTATGCTAGAAACAATAGTAGGAGTAGTAGTAGGAAACATACTAACGATAGCAATACTAATAACCATAATAGGGATAACGGCAGGTAGCATAGATAAGGAATAGTACATTTTATAAAAGCCCGCTTGCCCGATACGACAGGATCTAGGAGTAGAAAACCAACGACGGGACAGTGGGAATACGAAAGTAGTAAAACTACCAAGTAGCAAACTAATACATAGTAAGCGGAAACATACACGACCTAGTAACAGTTCTAAGGGGTAAGGGCAGAGAGCGATACAGCCACTAGGTAACAGCCCCTACGCAAACTATACTATAGGCTACAAGGCAGTAAACATAAGCGCGGAATACATGGGGTACGAGGCGAGAAATCGTACAGACCTGCCGAAAGGCGCAAACCTAACGCGCAGCGGTGGTATAACAAATACAAACAAAAAACCACCAAATGCGGATATGGCGAAATGGTAGACGCACTAGCTTTAGGAGCTAGTACCGAAAGGCGTAGAGGTTCGAGTCCTCTTATCCGCACCCCTATATAAAGCGCTAACCACAGGCGCTAAGGGACGGAGGCAAAGTACAAGCCGACGTATTTTTTAAAGCCAAGAGGCAATAGCTAGCTACTTTATTTTTCAGAAGTAGCTAGCACCCGCGAGTAGCTCAGTAGGTAGAGCGTTCGTCTTATACACGAAAGCGCGTAGGTTCGACCCCTACCCCGCGGACTATGGAGAGATATACCACATGCCCTATATGTAAAGAGAAAATAAAAACCAACAACAGCGGGTACTACAAACACGATAAAAAGCATACAGTACTAGTAACAAAATACGGAATATATAATAACGGAAAACTAGAACTAAGCCCCGGAGGGATAAACTACGCAGAAAAGAATAATATAGATATAAGCAAGCTATGATACTAACAAAACACTACATACCGCTAGAGCCTAGCTTTTATATAGTAGTACTAGGAGCCGGAGTACAGCCAGTACCAAGTATGGGTATAGGAGAAATAGCAAATATAGAATACTTCCAAGATACCTACATAGGATATACAAAAGACGAAGCCGTAGCAGGTATACTAAAAAAACTACAAGCGGAACGACCAAGCCTATACCAACATGGACTAAAAATAGGAGGCTGGAAAGCAACCTACATAAACGAAATAAAAGCTACTAAAATGGAGCAACTTTTTAAGCAACGAGCGGAACTAGAAAAGAAAAACGAAAAGGACAAACTAGAGCTAGAGAAAAATAAACTACTACAGCACATAATAAAAACAAAAGACGTAGCAACGCTCCATAAGGCAATAATAGACGGCAAGATAACAGACTACGAAAGGAAATACGTACACGAAAAACTAACCGAGGCACTACCAGACAAAGTAGAATATATACTAAGTAGCCCCTATGACTATGAGTAATATAACAACGCCTAAAATAGATAAAATGCTAGAAACCTTTACCCTAAAAACACAAGAGGGTAAAGTACTAAACGGCACTATAGTACAGGGACAAAAAGAGATAGGCGAATGTATACTAAATAGAAAAGCACCAGACGGCAAAAACAAAGTACACGCCATGGCGCATACTAGGTACGGTAAAAGTATTATAGTAGGAGCGACAGTAGCAATACGCGCCGCAATAAAAAAAGAAAAATGGGCGATAGTAGCACCGACAAAAGACCAAGCGCAGATCATAATGGACTACGTACTATTTTTTAGTGTAAACGACCCAGTAATAAGCCAACTACTAAAAACAGACGCAAAGATAATAAAAGAGGAACGCCTAACCCAGAGGAGAAGCCGCGACCATATAACATACCTAAACGGAGGGGAGATAAGAACCTTTAGCGCAAAGCAAGTAATGGGCTTCGGGGCGCAAAATATAGTAATGGACGAAGCAGGACTAATAGAGGATAGCGACGAAGCAAAAGCATTCCGTATGCTAGGAGATAACCCAAAGGACTTTTTTATAATAAAAATAGGCAACCCATTCCATAACAACCATTTTAAACAAGCATACCTAGACGACAGCTACTACCACATAAACATAGATAGTAAACGAGGACTAGCCGAGGGACGACTAAGCCACGCGATACTAGACGAACAGAAAAACAAACCACACTACGACATACTATATAACAACATATTTCCAGATAACGAGGGGCGCGACAAGAACGGATACCTACCACTACTAAGCCATAAAGTAGTAACCGAAGCGCAGGTAGACATGACGAACATAGTACCGCTAGGAGATAGACTAGTAGGAGTAGACCCTAACGACGGCGGAGAAAACGAGGGCGTAATAGGAAGTAGATACATGAACCTTTTTAGAATAGACCAAGCTATAAAAGGAGGCGACCCACTAACTATAGCCGACGACGCAGCGAATATACACGACGCAAAATATATATACGTAGATAAGCAGGGAGTAGGTAGCGGTACAGCTAAAAGGCTACAGGGTATAAAGGAAACAAAACTAAAAACAGTAGCTATAAACGCAGGAGAAAAAATAACAAAAGACGATAAGCTACCAGACGGAGAAAACCCAAGCCAATACCTAAACCAGAGGGCGTACATATACTGGCAGACAAAGCTATGGATAGAGGGAGGCGGAAAGATACCATACGACCCGGAACTAGTAAAACAGCTACTAGCTATTAAGTATAAAAATAGTAGTAGCGGATCAATACAGATAATACCAAAAGACCTACTACGAAAACCATACTATAACATACACGACCTAGGGCGAGCGGACGTATTAAGTTTTACTTTTAGCCCAAAGAAACCCAGAGTATTTATAATGCCACAAGACGGAGGTAACGCAGGTATACAGCCATACTACCCGGACATAGGAATATAAAAAAAGATATGCACAGATTAAAAGACTTTCACATAAATATAACAAGTGATATAATAAAAGAAGTTATAAGCGTAAGGTCGAACGCGACCACAATAAAATAAATAAAATGACAACATTCGAACAGCTAAACGATCTACCCGTAGAAGTAATAACACGACTACGATACATAGACGCAAAAGAAAGCTACGAAAGGACAACAGACGAAGCAAGCGTACTAGCAAACTACGACGGCTTTCTAACAAATAAGATAGTATTAAAAGATAGTAACGAGGACATAATAATAGCGCAAGGCAAGACCGTACCAACAGGCTATAGCGGTTTCGCAAAGAGCGCACTTTTTATAAAGACAGACGCAACCGACGGAGCTAAAGGACTATACGAAAACGTAGGTACTACAACCGTAGCAAGCTGGAACCTAATAGGAGAAATAGCAACCGCAGAAATAGGCGACCTACAAGTAACAACAGCGAAGCTAGCAGAGGGAGCAGTAACTAGCGCGAAACTAGCAAGCGTAATAGCACTGCTAGGCAAGACTTTTAGCCTACCAACAGAAACACCAGTAAACGCAGTAGCTAGCACAGGTACGCTAGCCCTAACAGGAGTAATAACACCCGGAGTACACGCAGAAAGCGTAGTAACGGTAGATACCATAGCAAACGGAAACGAGATAGTAATAGGCGATATAACATATACAGCAGTAGACGCACTATCAACAGACCCAGCAGTAGCATACGAAGTACTAATAGGAGCAGGCGACGCAGAGTTCCTAGACAACCTAAAATCAGCAATAAACGGTACAGCAGGAGAGGGTACAACATACGGAACAGGTACCGTAGCACACCCCATAGTAGTAGCGACCGATAACGGAGCAACTACACAGAAAGTAGTAGCAAGACTAGTAGGTACCGCAGCAAACGCTACAGGAACTACAGGAACCGCTACAAGGGTAACATGGTCGGATACAACACTAGGAGGCGGTACAGGAACTAGCGAACCCGGAGTAGCACCAGAAACAGTAACAATAGACGACAGGACATATAGTTTTGTAACAGCATTAAGCGAAACTAGCGGAGCAGACGCAGTAGCAGATCAAGTACTATTCGGAGCAGATAGCGCAGCCGCACTAGATAACCTAAAGCTAGCAATAAACAACGGAGCAACGGAGGGAACTAACTACAGTACAGGAACAGTAGTACACGCTACAGTAGAAGCCACAACTAATAGCAATACAGAGCAGACCGTAGCAGCTAAAGTAAAAGGAACTAGCGGCGACGCAATAGCAACGACAGACGACCTAGCAAACGGAGCATGGGGAGCAGCAGTACTAGAAAACGGAGTAGACGGAACAGTAGGCGTACAATGGGAAACAGCAGTAGACGCAAGCTACCTATACATAGCAATAGCAACTAACACAATAGCCGACGCAAACTGGCGTAGAGTAGACCTAGGAAGCGCATACTAGTACCTAACTAGTAATAAAGACTATGAGTAAAAAAAATACTAAAATAAAACTACCCGAAAATGTAGACCAAGAAAAGCTAAAGCAAAAGCTAAAGCACGAAAAATCTACAGGTATAAAATACCAGAAACGCCGACACCAACCATGGAACGAGATATACGAACTGTACCGAAATATAACGAGAACTAACCGCCTAACACAGAGGCAGGCTATAAACGTACCCCTAATGAAAGAAACCATAAAAACCATAGGGAGTAAGATAAACAACGATACAGACATACGCCTAGAGGACAAAGGGGGCGACCTAGATAAAGAGATAGTAGTAAACGCAATATGGCACAGAAGCGCCGAGGAAAATAGTTTTAACCTACTAGACAGAGTAGATAAAAAACAAGAGCAACTATACGGCAGAAGCCATTTCGTACTAAACATAGACAGGACGAAAGATATACCAGTAAGTATAAACGTAAAAGATATATACGAACTACTAGTAGACCCTAAAACAAAACCATGGGACATAGATACAGCACGCTACACCATAGAAACAAATATATACAAACCACTAGACGAAATACTAGTAAGCGATAAGTACGACGCAGAAGCTAAAGGGCAACTAAAACTAAAACACGA